GCGGGGTGCATACGTCAAACATCAACGTGCGGCGGGCGATGGACGGGACCACGAACAGCACGCATTCAAGCGCCACCAGCATCCAGGTCTACGAATACCCGGTCGTTGACCGGCTGGCGCTGTACCAGGCACAGATGGACTACCGGGCGCTTGATGCACCGCTTGGCATGACGGGCGGGATGCCTGACGGCGGAAGCCGGGTCAATGCCGCTGGGGGGCTTCATCCTTTTGTGCAGCGGCGGCTTAATGACAGCTTCCGCACGCCGAGGACGGGCTGATGGCGAACCCTCGCACCATCCGCACGGCGCTGGCGACCCGCCTGGAGTCGATTGCGGGCCTGAAGGCGTACCGTAACTGGCCCGCGCTGGGGAACCTCAACGTGCCGTGCGTTATCGTGGACGTGGGCGAGGCCGAGCCGGAGCAGACGTTCGGGCGGGGCGACCTCACCCGGTGGACGTTCCCGCTCTACGTGCTAGTCAACAGTGCCGGGGGACCGGAGCAGGGGCAGGACAACCTCGACCCCTACCTGGCAACGTCGAGCACGGGCGGCATCTTCGGGGCCATCGCTGCCGACCGAACTCTGGGCGGCACCGTCGATACCGTGTTCGTGAAGGGGTATCGGGACTACGACCCGCAGGTGGTGGACGATAATCTGATGTACCAGGGGTGCATCATTGACCTAGAAGTGTGGGCGGCCGATGGGCCGACCGTGGAGGCAGACAACATGGCACTTGTAGGAAGCGACCTCACGGAGCGGAGCACGGCTGCTACGGCCGCTGACACCGAACTCTCAACCGTTACTGGCCTTTCGATTGCCCAGGGCGTGCCGGTGATGGTGACGTTCCGGTATCGGAAATCGGCGGGAGCAGCAGCAGCGGCGGGGTTTGGGCTCAAGATAAATGGGACACTGATCCTGAGTGCGTTCGGTGCGAATCTTTGGCCAAGACTCCGCAATAATAATGCAGTCGAGGATGGCTTCGCGGTTTTGTGGATTATGCCGGGTGACACGAATTATCAAGGCACCATTACAGGGAGCGCGTCTAGCCGTGGGGCGCCAGGTGCGGGCAACGGACAAACAGACCTTGTTCCCTTTATACCCTTGTCTAACGCTATCCCGGCCGCCACCATTACCTCGATCACCATCACGGGCGACGCGGTGAACGCATCGCAGACCATCTACACGGACGACATGCGCGTCTACACGTTGGCTACAAGCTGATGACCAAACGCTATCGAGTGCTCTGCCCAGACCTGACGTATCCCACCGACGCCGCGGCTATCGCCACCATCATGGAGCGGCGGGAGCGGGTGCCCTGGCACCGGCGCGGCAACAAGCGCGTGGAGCAGGGCGCCATCGTGACGGACATCCCGCCTGTGAGCATCCCCGGCCTGCTGGCGAAGGGGGCCATCGAGGAGGTGAGCGATGCCAATCAGAAATGACGAACTTGGCGTTGCGGTATGCGAGGCCCTGGGTCTGGACGTGAAAACGGTGCGCCGCATCGAGATCACTATGGAGGCGGGCCGCTTCCCTGAGATGGCTGTGACAATGTTTGTGACCGATGAGCTAGGCGGCAAGGTGCTCCCGGCTATCCTCCGCGAGTATTACCTCGCGCCGAAGGAGGTGAGCGATGCCAAGACGGGGTAGCGCTGATGTGGCGTTCGTCCTACTCAACGGGTGGGACGTGCGCGGGACGCTCACCGGCCTCCAGGAGTCACGAGAGGCCAACCTGGAGCGCACCGACACACTGGGCGACACCTTCGAGGAGTCGGCCTACGTGGGCACCCGTAAGGCCATGCTGAGCGTAGACGGCTTCTTCGACAACGATCAGGGCGCCAGCGGGGACGCGTCGCCGGGCCACGGGACGCTCACTACGGGGCCGGGCATCTCGAAGGTACTGTGCTACGGGCTGGACGGGACGGCGACGGGCGCGGAGTTCGTTGGGTGGGCCAGCGGCGTTGAGGTAGCGTTTACCCACATGGCCGAGCGTGGTGCGCTCTCCAAGGTACGGTCGAACTTCCTGACGGCAGGCCCGGTCGAGACGGGGAAAATCCTAAAGACCTGGAAGGCCCATACCGCAACCGGGGCCACCACGGGCACGCCGGTCGATGCCGGGGCGTCCAGCACGGGCGGTGCGGGCTATCTCCAGTATTACGCGAGCGCGGGCGAGGCCAACATCCGCATCCTGCACTCTAGCGATGACGTGACCTACGCCACGCTGTTCACCTTCACCAAGACGGCCAGCGGGCGCTCCGGGGAGCGGATGGTAACGACGGGCACGATTGAGCGCTACACGGCGCTGGACGTGACCACGGCAACGGCAACGGGGGCCATCACTGCCCTCTACACAATGGCCGGCATCGTGCGCGGCCTGACCACATAGGAGGTGCAGCATGGCGCGTAAAGGTCCTAACGATTTCCAAGTAAAGGTGACCACGGTCTCCAGCACGGCGGCGTTCCGTGACATTAGCGCGCAGGTGGTGACGTTCTCCGGCTTCACCGTCGAGGCCATCCTGGAGCTGGTCCACGGCTTCGGCAAGACCTACGAGGAGTCGGCGCCGGTCGGGGTCAACCGCATCCCGGCGATCACGCTCTCTGGGCCGTATGACAACGACACCACGACCGGGATCGCTGGTATCTTCGGGGTGGCGACGGACCTCGGCGCCGAGCGAGTGCTGCGGCTTAACTTTGCCAGTGGCACCACGGGCACCACGGGGGCTGCCGACAACGTCAAGATGGACGTGATCGTGCAGTCTTACAGCCGCAGCCCCGCCAGGGGCGCGCTCACGCCGGTTACGGTGGTCCTCCAGCCGACCGGCGCCTTCAGCGTCTCGTCCACGACCGGGGCGTAAATGCCGGTCGGGAAGATCCAGATCGAGATACAGGGGCTCAAGGTGCTCCAAACGCTCCTAAAGGGGAACGAGTTGTATGCCGGGCCCTGGAAGGAGGGGATGGAGCGCCTTGCCGAGAAGGGTGGTCACGCTACACGCGGCGGCGCCCCCTACCGTACCGGGCGGCTGCATGATTCAGTGCGGACGGCGGTGCAGAAGCGGCCTTTCCCGCAGTGGGCCGCTATCCGGGTGCGGGCGGTGAGCAAGACACGGAGCACGAAGTACCCGAGGGGATACGCCTACCCGCGGCTGCTGGAGTTCTCGCCCAAGCATGGGCACAGGGGCTGGATGGCGCGGGCGATGGCGCCGGTTATCGCAGGAGCGGACCGGGTGCTGGAAGAAATCGGACGCAAGATCGCGACCAAATGGACATCACTCAGTTAGCGAGGATTTATGCTCACCAACAAAGTGCTGACGCGGGTAGAACTGCCCCAGGAGCCGGGTGAATGGATAGAGGTTCGGGCACCGTCATTCTTCATCGTGCAGGACTGCATCGGGGACGAGGGCACGGACTGGCTCAAGATGTTCGTCAAGTGCATCACGGCCTGGTCCTACCCCGACGAGGTAACGCCGGACAACATCAGCGAGCTTGACACTGGGACCGTTACGCTCCTGATTGGGCAACTCACCTCACGCCAGGGGCCGGACGCGGAAAAAAAAGATGGACCGACTTCCACCGAGCCCTTGACGGCGACGGGCAAGCCCCGGAAGAGTGGCTAATCTCGATGGTCTGCGATGCGTTCACCTGTACCCCCCTGGAGGCGCTACAACAGCCCTACAGCCTCACCATGTCCATTCTGGGGCTACGGTCCTACGCCAAGGCGAAGGAGGCCATGGACACGGCGGACGGCGGGGAACTACCGGACCATCCGATGATTGACCTGGTTGCCGAGACGCAACTGGCGATCATGCGCGAGGCGAGGGAGGCCCAGCGTGGCTGACCGTCGTCTCTCGATGGTCCTGACGGCCAGGGATGAGACGCAGGCCGCCCTCAACCGCGCCAATAAGCAGCTCAAGGACCTAAACGCCGCCGTCGGGGAGACGAACAAGTCCCTGGGCAGCATGGCGTCGTTTGCCAAGAGCGCGGCGCTGGCGTTCGTGGGCCTTGAGGTTTCGCGCCGAGCGCTGGACGCGTTCTCGCAGTCGGCCATCGGGCTCAACGCCAAACTGGAGCAGGCAGGGATCGCCTTTAAGGTAATGACGGGCTCGGCTGAGGTGGCGGCGAAGCATCTGAACGACCTCAAGCAACTCTCCAAGGAGTCGGCCATCTTCGAACTTGCTGACGTGCTCGAATTCAGCAAGCGCCTTCAGGCCATGAGCTTCAGCGCAGACGAGGCGACGCAGACCCTCAAGGTCCTGGGGGACATCGGCGCCGGCGTGGGCAAGGAGAAGCTGCCCCAGCTCGTGTTGGCGCTCGGCCAGGTCAAGGCGGCGACCCGGCTCACCGGCAATGAGCTGCGGCAGTTCACCGAGGCCGGCGTGCCGCTGCTGGATGAACTGGCGAAAGCCTACGGCAAGAGCGCTCAGGAGATCCGCGAACTGGTCGAGGACGGGAAGGTTGGTTTCGAGTCGGTGCGGTTCGTGCTTGAGGGGCTGGTGGAGGAAGGCGGCCGGTTCAACAACCTCAACGAAGAGCAGCGCAAGAGCTTCTCCGGGGCAATGAACGAGATCAAGGAGTCGTTGTCACAGACCGTGGCTGAGGGCTTCGAGCCGTTATTCGGTTCGCTGCGTGATGGAGCGGTAGCGTTCGCTGAGTTCTTGGGAAATAAGGATGCTTCGGCGCATTGGGCATCCACCTGGAACGGCAACCTCAAAAGCGTGACCGTATCACTGGGCGGCATCGTTGACGCTGCCGTCGCTGCGCAGCGGGAGTTGACCCGCCGATTCGATATGGCGATGAACTCAGGGAACCGTCTGCGGGAAAGTTTGCGGACATTGCCGGGGATGGAGTCGGGGGTTCTCGGCCCGGAATTCCTAACATCTGGCGGCATTAATTTTCATGGCGGTGTGGGAGATTACCCCTACGGCCCGGAGGCTCCTACAAGCGGCGAAGCGTCGGCAGTTGTGGCTGG